ATGCCCGACATCACAGAATACGGCGACTTGATGATTAACACCGTCATGAACGAGGGGGGCTTTCGCAAAATAGACGGTTTGCTGGAAGACGGAACACGAATAATGGTTTCAGAGGTTCCGCCGCCACCGACGCCGACTGGGATTTTGGTTCAGGTGATTTAGAAACGCAGTTTTCAGATTGCACATTGTGGAAAGTATTATTTAGCGAATCACACCTTATGTCTAATTATTACAATGTTGGAGTTATGCTCTCTTGGTAAACGTCACGCCTGACAGTGTCCGCGAGCGCATCAACGTTTCTGCAGCCGAGTGTCCAGACGATGTTGTGAACCATTTTATTACTGATGCCACAGAAACCATCGAAATTGAGACTGGATTAACCATCGATCCCACCAATTGCACGGCTACTGAGGCTGTGCCCATACGAAACCTTGCCGCAATCTACTGCGCCTGTCGAGTCACCGGCGGTTCAGCTTCTGGCCTCAGTTTTCGAGTGGGTGATCTTTCTGTTAACGAATCAAGTAGCACGTCAGGCGGTCTTTCAAGTGGCAATTTACAATTTTTGCTCGATGAAGCAAAACGAATCATTGCTAAGTTGAATAAGGCTGATTTTAGGGCGGTGAATGCGTAAGATGGGGACCGTTCCTGAAGCCTACTACGAGTATGTCATGCATTATGCGCCTTGGTTCTACGCCATCACGACTGCGATGGCTGCGGATCCGCCAGCTGGCCAAAAGAATGTGACGGTTACGGATGGAACGAAGTTTAGTGCTGCCATGCAAGTTGAGATCAAAGATTCTGCTCATAGTGAATGGAACGAAGTCGATTCAGTGGCTGGCAATGTTGTAACCATGAAAAACAATCTAGCCTATACTTATTATGTGGCGAAGGGCGGAACCGTAGATCATGGCGACAAGGGTTTTGGCAAGGGCGCTTTTCCAGCTGCTTTTGCGATCGAATTTCTATGTGAGGCATATGCCGCTACTCAATTCGTTTCTAAGCAAACTGAGATTCGCTCAAAAATAATCGAGTTAGCCGATTGGCTTCTTACACAGCAATGCACAGATCCAGTGAAGAAGGCTTATGGCGGGTTCAAATCCAGCGAATCTTCAACCCAATATTACAGCATCGATGCGGGTCGTGTTATTCCAGCGTTGCTTAAGGCGTATACTCTGATCGGCACTTCGGGCTATCTTGATGGGGCTAAACTTGCGGGGTACACTTTTCTCTATATGATGCAACAGCAGCCGAGCATTCTGGGACTTCATGACAAGTACTATGGGGGCTTCGCAAACTACGTCTCGATTTCTGATACTTGGGACACCATCATGAGCATTGAGAATCTTTACTGCTTGATCGGCTTGAAGCTCTTGGCGGAGACGTACGATGTAGCTAATGTCTCTCGGTACAGTGTCATGATGGCTGATGCTGCAGGCTTCCTCAAGGTTGGGTTTGAGCAGCTTTACTTGTATTATGAGCCTCCGCCTTCTGGTTCTGGCGTCTGGTACCGGGTGGGAATCAATGATACCGAAGTTTACGATGATCCTGTGAGCTTCGCTTTGCTCGGGCTTTACACGTATGAGGCCTGGAGTTTCACCTGTCAGCGTGTCTACAACTTTGTTCAGTCGATTAGGGCTAGTGGGCAGTATCCTGCTTATTGGCCAGAGATCTGTTGGCCAGGCTATCTTGATGTAGTTACGAGGTTCCCAGCATGTGCGTACTATGATGCGATCACCACGGGAATCCTATGGAAGATCAGGAAAGAGCGCGATCCGCCAAGCTTTAAACTGGCGTATCAGGTCGTGGAGAAGTACCAGGACGAGTTCATGTATTGGGGCCCTGTCTTCACAGATTACAGCCCGATCACGCCTCAGAAGGCCATGGCGAACGTCAGCTGGCTTGCGAGGATGTTTCTTAATTATGAGGAGCCTGTAACAAAGTTCACGCAGATTCTCAATAGCAAAGGCGAAGCTGTGTTGCTTTATTCAGTTCGTCAGGCGGTCGAGATGGTTTCTTATGGCGAGCCCTTGGACGTTTTAGCGGTTGTTTCGCCGGTCAGGGTTGAAGAGATTTTGCTTGAGGCTGGCTATTTGCTTAACGACTATCTTGCATTCTATACTTTCGTTCCAGTGCGGCATCACGACAAGCTCAGGCGCAAAGGCGAGGACTACGAGATTCAGAGCGTTCAGCCTTTCACTTACGAAAATCAAGCAATCTACTTCAAATCAATCACTAGGAGGTTGTTTGCGACTTGAGCGAGCTTGAGGACCCTGTGATTACTCTTCTGCGTCTAATTACTACGAAGATTAGGGTGACCAAGGATAACGGTGACCTCGCAAGCATTCTAGCAACAAAAGAAGCATATGACCGAGAGCTTCTCAAACAATACGATGCTCAAATCACGATAGGGCTTGACAGTAGCCAGGATCAGAAGCTTGAGCTTGCTGGACGATTGAGACGCCGGTACATGGTTTTCAGATGCAACATCTACACGGTCGATAAGACGGCTCCTGGAGCTGATGCGGGCAAAGTGATGAGGGATAAGGTCACTGCGCAGATCAATGCCATCATTCGTGAGAACAGAAACTTGCCATATCAAACGGTTTACAACTTCTATGGGCTCGGGTATCCAAGTGGAGATCCTCACAAGGCTTTTGCTGCAGGTGCAGCCACAGAGATCGTGCCATCAAGCGTGTCCTGGACGGAACTCACGAATCTGCAGTATCAAAACATCTGGTCCAGTGATGATGTCCGCTTTTCAAAGAGTCACAGCGTAAATAACGAGTATGCCCTGATGCTTTTCAAATTCAAGATAGGCCCTCGAGAGCAGTGTGTCAAGAAGATCGTGCTTAGTTTTGAGGGTTATGGTACAGCTCCTGGAGGAAACGGCGCCACAATCAAGGTTTGGAATCATGTCGCTTCCGCCTGGCAAGAGGCCCAGTCTGGGACTGGCGGCGGAGACGAAACTCTTACTATCACGATTTCAGCCAACTGGCCTAATTTCATCGACTCGAGCGGCTATGTTTGGCTGTTGGCCAAGACCACGAACCCGAGCAATGGTTCTACGCCTGCGGTCCTCTACTGCGATTTTGTTCAATGCACGATTCAGGTTTATGGAATCTCACATTGTGATGTCGTGAGTTATAGGAATATTGACGTTACAGACGTTAAGCCATACCTGTTTAGAGCGGAGTTTCTGCTCAAGGGGTGGCTTTTCGAGTCATTGTCAGGAGTGTTCTAAGTTCATGGTCATGAAAAATAACATGATAAAAGGAGGAAAAGAAAATGGTTGAGACGTATGGAAGTGGAGAACAGCGATTCTATTATATAACTGAAACAGTGTTTGGCCAGACGCCCGCAACCCCTGCCATGCTTGGGGCTCCAGCAGATTTGATTGACCCGGGGATAGACCCTGGTAACATTAAACTGCGGGGAGCTGGAAACTACGATCTTCAGGTAATCAAAAAGGGTTTGCGGCAAGTCAGTTGCAAAGTGGGATATCCATTACCTAGCGATGCAGCTATTGACCTTCTCCAATGGGCGAAGGTAGAGGTAAACAAGAGTCTAAGCGTTGAATGTGTTTACTATAAGGGTATTTTTGCGTCGGCTACGGACATTATCTCGCTACTTTTCAAGGGCATGAGAATTAACAAGGCAACTGTAGAATGTAGTATCGAAGACGTTATCAGGGCGAATTTGGAGCTTGAAGGCCAAGACGTCACTATTGGCACAGCGAAGATAGGGACTAGCTATGCGGACTATGCCGGAGCCGTTGCATTTCACGAGAGTTATGTTAAGAAGGGCGCTGTGACCTTGGATCGTGTGAGCGCTTGGAAATTTGTTGTGGAAAACAATGTCAAACGAGTTCCTGTGATTCGTACCACTGATGGATACCTAGCTAAGTACATACCTTTTAGACAGCGAAATCTCAGCGGAGAAGTGACCTTCGAGTTTGAAAGCAAGGAAGAGGCTGATGATGTTCTCGCTGACACAGAGTTTGCTTTAGAGTTTGGGCTTGGAAGCACTAAAAAGGCTACTTTCACGGCTTGCAAGTGGGATAACGTAAGCATTCCGAGCCGCATGGAGGATCTGCTATCTCTAAAGGCTGCTTTCACGGCGAAAGGACCGCTGGCCATAGCTTAAGGTGACGCAAATTGAAAAGTGAAACGTTAGATCTTGACGAGCGGTTCGGGAAAGAGTACGCAGGGCACTATGTTTTCAGCGAGATCACTTGGGCGAAGCGTAACCGCATAATCCAAAAGTACACGAAGTACAGCAGGTTTACCGGTCAAGTTGAGAGCAGCGACTTTGTCGCGATTCAAGCTGAAACGATAATGGCAAGCTTAAGGGAGCAGCCTCAGAATAAGCCCATAACACTTGAGAAGTTGCTAGGTGAAACGGAGGGGGTACCGATTGACCTTGGCGAACTCTTCAGCAAAGTCGTAAATAAACTGTGCAACGTCTCAAAGGAAGACTCTGCTTTTTTATTAGAGCAATCCGAAGACAAAAGCCAAACGAAGCCCTCACAGAGTTCCGGTTATGCAAAGAGTTCGGATGGACCCCAAACCAGCTCGCAAGACAACCAGCAAAAATCGTCCAGCAATTCCTTGTGATTATAAATCAGATGGACAAGATGACAGAAGAGGAAGTTGAGAAGGCTAAGCGTGAGGCGAAAAGGCATGTCCGTTGAAATAACTTGTGATGTTGACGGAATCGAAGAGTTTCAGGCAGCCATGCAAAGGTTCGATGCTGCAATGCAGAACCAGGTACGCCGCTTTCTCATGAGTTGGGCTGCTGATGTGAAGGCTGCTGCAATGCGAAATGCTCCTGTTAGGACCGGTCATCTTCGTAGTAGTATCTACGCCACCATTAAGGATTGGGTTGCTCAGATAGGCGCCGAGGCTACGTACGCACTATTTGTTGAATTGGGTACTCGCCACATGCGAGCTCAGCCTTACCTTTGGCCTGCAATTCAGGAATATCTTCCAAGCCTTGAAATGAACATTGTCGGAGCCCTCGAACAAGCTAAAGCGGAGGCTGGTTTCCATTGAGTTTCAGGGAATTGGGCATAACCATTGTTGCTCAGAACTTGGCAAGCGCAGAATTTTCTAAGGTTGCTTCTGACGCTAGAGCAATGGCCACTGAAGTTTCAAGTCAAAGAATGGATGTTCCTGTTATTCCGCCCATCGAGTTTCCGCCGATCGAAGCGCCCATTATTCCGCCAGTCGATGTTTCAAGCTTTGAAGGCGCCCAGGTTACTTTCGGCGAGGTAGGGGCTTCAGCGATTGAGATGGGCGAGAATGTTAAGGCTGCAGGCTCCAGTTTCACCGAGATGCAAATGCACGCTGAAGCCAGTACTGTGAGTTTGCGCACGGTTGCCGGCGGCATCAGGACTACTGCCATGATGGGCACTGAACTTACAATGCTTGCCTCAGATTTCGGAATCGTGGACAAAGAGACAAGCAAGTACATGCGTACCGTGATGGCCATCATAATGGTTGTTTCCACCGCAGCTCGAATGTATAGTTTTCTCACGTTGATGACGACTGGACACACGGCTGCCGTGGCGATTGAAGGAACAACTGAAACAGCTACAACAGGAGCCGTAACCGCTTCAGGCATAGCCCACAGCATCAAAACGGCCATTACATGGGCTGCTGTTACTGCCCAAAACGCATTAAACATTAGCCACGCAACGTTTCTCGCTTTAACCGGTGTTGGAATTGCTGTGATTATTGCTGCAGCAGCAGCCATGGCTTATTTCGCCAGTCAAATGAACGCCGCGACATCAAGTGTTCAGAGTTTCAATGAGGCAAGTGCTGAAACTCCTTCTAATGCTCGTGGTATTCAGCGTGCGGGCGAATCAGAGCTTTATCGTAGGGGAGTTGAAGGAAGTCCATGAGCGTTGAAATTCCGAAGCTTGCTGTCGTTCTAGGCTCTGTTACGCCTCCCCAAGGAGACGTCATCGAAGCCAGAGTGCATCTAGGGGCAACAAAAGAGGTTAGCAGTTGGGAATTGTTGCTTCAGAATTGGGATAAGAAGTATAGCCCGGGCGGGACTTATCCAATCATCGTGGGGCAAGATGGCTATATCAACATTGGCAGAGGCGTGAATGTTCCACAGATAATTACTACAAGAACAGAGAGCATCAAATATGAGTCAGGCCCAAGCGAGAATTATTTGCGTGTGAGTGGTCGATGTTGGGGCGAGAAGCTTTTCCGCAGGGTAGTTACAAAGACGTATTCTAGTCAGAAAGGCGAAGCCATCGTTAAGGACTTACTTGATTATTTTGCTGGCTTAAGCCATGTTAGAAATTCCATTGAACTTGTCGAAAATACAGACACAACCTACACTAAACTTGAGTATGAGAATACGCCTGTTTGGGATATTCTGAAGTTTATTGCTGGATCTGCAGATAAGGCTGGCGTCATAGGCTTTGATTTTCGTGTTGCTCCAGACGCTAAATTTGAGTTTTTCCAGAGAAACAGCAAGACCTCGCCAGTAAGCGTAAGCGAAAAAATTGAGGCAAGTGAATATCGGAAAGAGATTCTCGCGGTCAGAAATAAAGCCAGAGTTTATGGTTCTCAAGGAAAAAATTTTCCAGCAGACTTAGATTCTTGGAGTGAATCACTTGACGGTTGGACACTCGATTCGGGAACTCTTGAATTAGAATCTCTAAGACAACGAGAAGGAAGCCATTGCCTTTGTGTTTGGACTCCGGGAGGCGGCGGAGAAGCAACTATTCACCGCACATTCGCCACATTAGTTAAGCCTCAAACTTTTGTTGTGTGGGCTTGGATGCCTGGGAATTTGGGAGGAGGCTACGGCTATGTTAGATTGTTTGCTCCTGACAGCTCAAACTATTTTCAAGCAAACATTAAATCCATTCTTGAAAGTCAATGTATTCTACAGTGGGGGTTAATATCGCTGGCTTTAGGGTCCAGCCAAATGTATGACGCTGACAATAATCCCAGTGGAGTTTGGACAATAGGAGCGGGAAATCCCCAATGGACTCAAATTAGCGGTCTTAAACTTGTTATGAATTGTGTCGGTGCTACTTCATACATTTTTTGGGATGGCGACTTCGGTTTTCTAAACTGTAGTTTTGTTGGAACAGACGAAGATTCTGGAAGCCAGTCCGCCTACGGCTTGCGTGAGCTTACAGAGACGGATGAGGAACTTTCCAGTGATAATGAGTGTACGTTGCGGGCTAAGGCTATTCTCGCTCAGCTAAAGGATCCAGCGGAATACCTCACGATTAAAAGTGCAGTCATTGACTATGGAACGACACCTTTGTTTGCTGGAGATAAAATCCATGTGGTTTTGCCAAACGAGAATGTGGATGCTGACTTTCGCATTCTGAATGTCGAGTATCTTGTCGATGCGAAGACTCAGACTCTTGAGATAACCATGGAACTTGGCCGTGAGGTTCCGCTTCTGGCTGATTATTTGTATGCCCTCCGCAGCAAGTCAGACCATATGAGTAGGCACAAGATTGCGAGGTTGATTTGATTGAGAAAGAAAATGGATAAAGAAATGAAGGATATTAAGCCTGGAGATCTAATCTGTGTGGAGTGGACTGATGCTAGCGTGGGCAAGAGTAGCGGCGTGGGCATTGCAATTGACGTGCCTGTCCATAGTTGGGGCATTTTTATTGGCGTCTTCGGCGAGAAAAGCAAGCATATTGTTATTGCCCAGAACAGTTTCAAATATTCCAGCGGCATTTTTGACATTGATTATACGGCTGTGCCTTTAACGTGGACTTTGAAAGTGATTGTTGTTGCTAAGGCTTGTGTTGACGCTCAGGTGGCGCGTCAGCTGGTTAACAGTTTCTTGTTGGGTGGTCGCAGAGCTTTGAATAAACGTACTTTTCAGAAGAGAGTTGTTAATCATGAGGGATTGGGTTAAAAAAGCACTTACTCGTAGAGTGCATAAGAGAGGGCCACGTGGCCGGGATCAAGTTGAAGTGGTTGAGCCGAATGAGAAGCTTGTATTAGGTGTGAAATTTGCGATTGGCATGTCTGTCTGTCTTTCAGCCTTGGAAATCGCTCACATGGCTTTTCTGGGCAACTGGAATAGCGAAATCTTCGCTGCAATCATGGGCTTAAGTGGCACAGTCATGGGCATATTTGTAGGTCAGAAGGCGTAGCGCATGAGAAAAAAAAATATTTTTTTTCAACATCTGGTGTATCGTTCTTTCTGTCGAATTGCTAGGAAACTTAAGGGCAAGGATTTTGTTGATGCAGAGTCTTTCAAGGCTCGGGATAAGATTATGAGGATATTCGCTGCTGAATGTTACGAGATTGCTGAAAAATACGCTAAGGCGAAGCAACCCAAACAGAAGTTAGCGTTGCAATACATGAAGTTAGCTGCTAAGCTTCTAGGCTTATCTCTGCGTCCGAAAAAACTCTCCGATCTCGATGAAATCAAGAAGGCTTTGGTGAAGTTGAAGGCGCAGGAGCCGGCGGAATAGTGTCATGGAAAAGCTTGCCCGATAGTCCGCAGAGTCTTTGGCGTGAAGTCGACCGATTGAAAAAGCAACGTGAGAAGCCAAAACCTGTGCCTATTCCAGAGGATTTTGTTGTTTTCTTCCTAGAATGGCTTGGACAGAAAAAATACAAGTACCAAATTGAAGCCTCTAAATTAATGGATGAGAATGATAGTATAGCGTTTAGATGGAGCCGCCAAATTGGCAAGACACAAATGGTTAATGCCTGGCTGTTGCATTATGCTCTCAGGCATCCTGACTCTCAAATTGCTGTTATAGGTCCATCGTGGCGTCAGACAAAAATTAGTATTCGGAAAATCAATGGCTTTTTGCCTCATCTTCCGCGGGGCTCATACCGTAAGCCTCAGGCTACTATGGTGACCTTGAGTAATGGTTCAACGATTCATGCTTTTCCATGCAACCCAGACACGATCAGGGGTTTCACGTTACATGTCGTCTATGCTGACGAGTTTAATTATATTCCCCTAGATGCTGAGCTTTATGATGCCATAATCTTCGCTTTAAGCACCACTAATGGTAAATTCATTTGCAGCTCTACACCTGGTAGCACAGACAGTATGTTTTGGAAGTTTTTCAATCGCCCCCAGTATAACCACTTTGCTAAAAGTCACGTAAACTATTTGCAGGCCATTGAGCCTAACGGGCCTCTAAAGGTGCGAAAAGTTGAGCAGCTGAAAGAGGAGTATGCTGACGATCAGTTTCGTTGGCAACGTGAGATGATGGCGGAGTGGGCTGAGGATGAGGCTGTTTGGTTGCCCTTAAGTCTTATTACGAAATGCCAGGACGCCAATTTAGAGTTATGGAATCTTGAGGGACCTATGCATCAAGGCCGCTTTTTTGGGGGTTTAGATTTTGGTAAGGAGAGAGATCATTCGGCTTTTGCGGTTACGGAACGCGTGGGCGAGAAATCAATGCTACGTCATTTGAAAGTGTGGCCCTTGGGCACTAAATATGCCTCTGTGATAGGATACGTTAAAACGTTGGCGGACCGCTGGGAGACTTTTGAAAGAATTAGAGCTGACATCACAGGCGTTGGCAATTACATAGTGGAGGATATGACTAACGGTGGGATTCAGAATGTTGAGGGCGTAAACTTCACGCAGCCACGAAAGCAGGAAATGGCTAGCCTACTTAAACAGCGTATGTTGAATGAAGCCTATAGGTATCCATATACGGAGATTCAAATTTCACCTACTAAAAAATTGAATTATTCGGTTGAGTTGAACGTGGAGAGGTTTGAATTGAAAAAGGACGGTACATATCGGTATTATCATCCTGAAAATCAGCATGATGATGTCTGGTGGGCTACTGCCCTGGCGATTTACGCGACTGTTGAAATGAAAGAGCTAGACCTCGAGGCTTTCAAACTTGGGTAAACTCAAGCATGTTCGGAAGAAATTGGCCAAACGTAAGCTTACTGAAGTCACAAGATAGGTGCGGCCGCACCTATGGGGTTCGTGGGTTCAAATCCCACCTACAAGGTTTGCTAATTCTGGCATTTCTTGTAAAATCTTGCCTGACCCTAGCCTTTTGTAGCCCCTACCCCCTACCCTTTTTTTATTCACTTTAACTTGTCTCTCTCCCTAAGGTTTGCTTGTGTCTTTTCTGCAATGGAATTTTAAACTTCAATGGTAGAGTATTTATGGAGATTCTAGCTTTGAGAAGGCACCGGGAATACTTCCGTATTCAGAAGTTTCGCCGTGTTTATGATAGGAGCCAGAACCAGTTTACTTTTAATATTGCCTATGAGACTGCTGCTAAACTTACGCCCAGGAGTGTTGCAGTTGCTGAAGCGTTTGGTTTAGGCCTAGATCAGCAGCGCAAATTCGTTATTTTGGATAATGTTGAGTTGAAGATAAGCCCCAACGACATTGTACTGATCACTGGTGATTCGGGCAGCGGCAAAAGCGTGTTACTACGAGCATTCCTAGAGGATCTGGACGGTGAAGCTGTCGACATGGCTAGGGTCCATGTGGAGCATGATAAGCCGTTGATTGAAACTGTTGGAAAAACTGTTGAGGAAGGCTTGGAGCTGCTTAGTCGTGTGGGTTTGAATGATGCTTTTCTTTTTCTACGTACATACGATCAGCTTTCAGACGGTCAGAAGTATCGTTATCGCATTGCCAAAATGATTGAGTCAAACAAACAGTGGTGGGTTATGGATGAGTTTGCTGCTACGCTTGATCGTGATACGGCTAAGATTGTGGCGTTTAACGTGCAGAAGTTTGCTAGGAGCCTTGGTAAAGCGGTTATTGTTGCGACTACGCACTTGGACCTGTTTGAGGATCTTAAGCCTAGCGTGCATGTGCATAAGCGGTTTGGTAAGGAGATCTGTGTAGTATACTACACAAATGAGCCTGCAGCAGAGTGCAGTCTTGTCAAGGAAATGCGGATTGAGCCTGGTGTTCGTGATGATTGGCGTAAGCTGGAAGAGTTTCATTATCGCAGCCCTAATCTTGGCGCCGTCAGAGAGATTTTTGGTTTATGGCGAAAACACGAGTTATGTGGAATCATCGTTTATAATTATCCGCCGATCACCTGCATGGGGCGGAATCTTGTTCTGCCGAAGATGACTCCTAAAGAGTTGAATAAGAAGCTGAGCATAATCGGGCGTGTTGTGGTACATCCGAAATATCGTAGCATAAGCCTAGGAGCCAAACTTGTTAAGGAAACGTTGCCCTTGGCAGGAACGCCTTATGTGGAAATGGTTGCGGTCATGGCGAAGTATAATCCGTTTGCTGAGAAGGCTGGGATGCAGCGTGTGGTCTTTCAGGTTCCAAGCAAAGAAGCGTTAAAGATTTGCGACGTACTTGAGCAGTTGGGGTTTAACACTAAGCTTTTGGGTAGTGAATCCTATGTACGTCGCAAACTTGAAAAGTTAAGCCCAAAACAGATGGCCATGTTGAAAGAGGCTTTCATAAGGAATAGTCATCCACGTTTGCACAAGGAAATTGCGGTTAACCGGCATCAAGCTTTCGGCACAAAAGCACATTATGTAGAAGGCATCGAAAATGCTGATCTGCCTAGGATGGCTAAGTTAATCAAGGTTGTTGGGATTCTTCTTCAGGTGAAGGCTTACCTTTTCTGGGAAAACTTGAATGTATAA